CCCCAGCGGCTGTAAACAGTAACCAAGCAAGCAGCAGAATGACAGGCAAACAAAGAGCAATAAGTACAGCGGTAACCGCAGAGGTAAACATCGGTTAATCCTTTCTAACAAATAGGTTAAAAGATAAAATAAAAAGACAATACAGGAAACAACAGGATAGTGCAAGGGTGAAAACAGGATAAAAACAGGATAACAACAGGATAGTAGTTATTCAAAATTGCTGCCTAAAAAATAGGCAACATTCACCAGTAGTTTAATAGGGAATAGGGATAGAGGAAAGACAAGTAAAACACTGGGGAATAGGGACAATACATGCAACAGGGATTTACTGGGGAATAAGGGTAACATGTGCAACGGGGGCAAAGGCTGCCAGTTGTCTGTCCCTGTCAGAAAAAAAGAAAGATTAGCAGAGGGGGGGGCATGACAGGGGGCAGAGGGTGACAGTATGACAGGGCAGGGGGCAGAGGGTGACAGAGGGGGCAGAGGGTGACAGGGCAGGGCACGTAATGCAGGGGTGACACCCACAAACCCGCATAAACAGTGGGCTGACAGGGTGACAGGGTTGCAATAGTACCCCCCATGACCCTTTTGAATTGGGTTACGGTACAGGTACTAGTCCTCCCCATCCTTGAACCCGATTTTGACAATTAAGCCATCTCTAATGTTTCTTCCTGTTGCAGAGAAATAACGGTTGCTAATGTGACCTTGGGGAGTTGGGGATCATAAGGGGAAGAGGGGGTTCGACAAGGGACAAATGAGGGAATACCAGAACTGATAATTCCTGTAAATAATGCGGCATGTGTTGCTTGAGTGCAACGGCTTAGCATTATTCTAATCCTTTTTTTTCCTTTTGTCAAACACATATTTTGCTTCAGAAGAAAGTTTCTGTTAATCTTTGATTGAACCATTTTCCTGATGTCAAGGGTATGGTATTTGCTAAAGGAGACAGCAATGGAGTTGACAGAGAAGAAGATTGAGAAGCTCATCAAGAAAGACCCTTCAGGGAAGCCGCTGACGAAGAAGAAGCTTGATGACTTGAATGAGGAGTATATGAAGGAACTCCTTGCTCAGAATCCTGAGACAGTTGACCCTGAGATCGCAGGGTTGATGTTGGATGAGGAGATGATGGAGGGGCTGTCAGAGTTTCATCCTGCTAATGATGCCTACAATCTTGAGGTTGTCAGGATACTGAAGGAGATCAAAAGACGGCAGAAATACCTTGAACCCAGAGAAATGCTCGCCCTTGAACACCTTGTCAGAGGAAAATCCCTGACTGAGATCAGAGAAGAACATCATGTCAGATTGTCTGCTGAAGAAATCTCATCAACGAAGGTCACACAGCTTGCCCAGCTAATTTCCTCCCTCTACCTGCTCAGATTGGGGGTCACTAAAAAACAACGGTCGAATATGTTGTGGAGGATCGCTGTCAGAAATGAGATCAAGCGTCCAGACCTTGCTATCTCTGCTATTGCAACGATCAATAAGATGTTCGGGGACAATACCCCGGTAAGAACCGGGATAGGAAGTGGCTCTGCTGGTGACGGAATAACGATCATTGTCCAGAATCAGGCGCTTGCTAACGCTCCCCTCGATGGTGAAGCCTAATGGGTCGCAGCGTTGTCCTCGAATATGAACCGAGAGAGCAGTTTGTAGACTTCCACAGGAGGAGAGAGAGGTTTGCCTGTCTCGTTGCCCACCGGAGGGCAGGGAAGACGGTTGCAGCCGTCAACGAGTGTGTCCTTCGTGGTGTTCAGACGAAGAAGAGGAATGCCAGATTTGGATATGTGGCTCCCTTCCGCCAACAGGCGAAGAATATCGCTTGGACGTACCTGAAAGAGGCAACCGCTGATTTTGCTGTCAGGATTAGGGAGTCTGATCTGCGGGTTGAGCTGCCGAATGGGGCTTGGATTTCACTTTATGGAGCTGATAACCCTGACTCGCTTCGGGGGGTCTATTTTGATGGTGTAATTCTGGATGAATTCGGAGATTGCCGTCCGAACCTCTGGGCTGAGGTCATCGTTCCTACTCTGGCTGACCGTAAAGGCTGGGCAGTTGTCATGGGGACTCCTAGGGGGCAAAATCAGTTCCACGATTTCCACAAATTGTCAAAAGTTGACGAAGACTGGTATTCTCTGACACTGAAAGCTTCTGACACCGGAATTATCCCTGCTGATGAGCTTGCTCGGATGAAGAAGGTGATGACGGAGGCTCAATATGAGCAGGAGATGGAATGTTCGTTCTCTGCTCCTGTACTGGGGACTTATTATGCAGGAATCATTGAAACACTTGAAAAGAAGGGTCAGATCGCTCCAAACGCCTGTACTTACGACCCCGCTTTCCCTGTTCTTATGGCAACTGACCTTGGATTTACAGATTCAACAGCAATGTGGTTCTGGCAGCCAAGACCAGATGGATTAGCGATAATTGATTACTACGAAAATCATTCTCAGCCGCTTCAGCACTACTTTGACTTCCTTGACAATACCGGATATGAGTTTGACACCCTCTGGCTCCCACATGATGCTAGAGCAAAAACCCTCCAGACAGGACGCTCCACAGTTGAGCAATTCATTGACAAATATAAGGATTCTCCTGTAAAGATAAGTATTGTCCCGATGCTGAAGCGCCAGCATGGAATTGACGCTGCTCGCCTCATCCTCCCTCATTGCTACTTTGACCAGAACATGACAAAGGAGGGAATCGAGGCATTACGGGCATATAGGCGAAAATATGACTCTGTAAAAAACGTCTTCTCAAATGAACCTCTCCACGATTGGGCATCAAACGGCGCTGATTCTTTCAGGTATTTGTCCCTCGTCTGCAAGGATCGGCTGAAGATTGATCTTCCTAAGTCAATCATTGAGAGGGTGCAGAATAACATTGTGAAGCCGCAACCCTACAACCTGAACGACCTTTTTGAGGAACGGGACAGGTTCTTGTCTCGTAGACGAGCGAGGATATAGCTATGGCAGACAACAAAGAAGACTTCAAGAACACTCCGACAGAACAGAGAAGATACTGGGGAGCTGAGATAAAAGCTGCCAGAAAACGCCTTGAGAAATTCCACAAAACAGGAGACAACGTGGTGAAGGTCTTCCTTGGCACGATGCCAAGTGACAACGCCACCCCCTTCAGTCTCAACCTTTTTCACTCAAATATTACAACAATTGCCTCGATGTTATACGGGAACCTGCCGAAAGTTGACGTTTCCAGACGCTATGCTGATGCAAACGACGATATTTCAAGGGTTGCCTCGACCACTCTGGAGCGATTGCTGAACCTTGACATCGAAAATCACGGCGATGACTACAATTCGATCTTTGAGTCCCTGATGCAGGATAGATTGCTGCCGGGACTTGGCGTTGCCCGTGTCAGATACGAGGTTGTCACAAAAAAAGACGAGTCAGGAGAGGTCTGCATCGACTCAGAGTCAGCCCCGATTGACTATTACCACTGGAGGGATGTCCTATGGGGATGGGGAAGAAGCTTCAAGGAGCTTCCTTGGATCGGTTTTCGGTCATTTTTGTCAAAAAAAGAGGTGGAAAAACGTTTTGGCAAGGATGTTGCTGACAATATCAATATGAAGCGGCAAATGGTGGACACCGAGGACTCTGACAGCGATGATGACACCCGTTCACCGTGGGATAAGGCTGAAATTTGGGAAATCTGGGACAAATCAGCGAAAAAAGTTGTCTGGTACTCAGAGGGATACGATAAAATCCTCGACACCAAGGATGACCCTCTCTGTCTGAGTAACTTCTACCCATGTCCACAGTTTTTTATGGCGAACGCAACGACAAGCCTCTACGTTCCTCGCTCAGATTACAAGATGGCTGAAGACCTCTATAAAGAGATCGACATTTTGCAGTCCAGAATCGCAATTATCACAGAGGCAGTCAAAGTCGTCGGGGTTTACGACAAGGCTTCTGACGGAATTAAGCGGATTTTCAATGAGGGGGTGGATAATGATCTCATTCCGGTCGATAACTGGGCGATGTTTGCCGAAAAAGGTGGAATTGCTGGTCAGATTGACTGGCTGCCACTCGATCAGATAGTCAACGCCCTCGATAAGCTGGTTGCCCTCAGAGATGACACGATTCAGTTGCTTCAGCAGGTCACTGGCATGTCAGACATCATGCAGGGTGGTCTGAAGAACCAATATGAGGGTGCAAGCCAGTCAAAAATGAAGGCTCAGTTCGGCTCCATCCGAATTCAGAAACTTCAGGAAAGTTTTGCCAATTTCGTGTCAGGATTGATGCAGATCAAGGCAGAAATCATCTCTCGTCACTTCGACCCTGTGACAATCGCAAAAATGAGCAATATGCAGTATTCACAGGACGTCTCTCTGCTCCCGAAAGCTATTGAGCTGATAAAAGACACCGATGAGGCAGGGATGAGGGTCAAAGTTCGCTCTGAAACGCTGGCAACGACTGATTTTTCTCAACTTCAGGAAGAACGCTCCAATTTCATCAACGCAATCTCCACATACCTCCAATCGGCAGCCCCACTCATCCAAGAAGAGCCAGCATCGAAGCCAT